TCCTTTTTGTGACTGTTGTAATTTTTTATTTGCTTCTCTATTATAATCGTCAATTTGTTTAAAGGTAAATTTCCTTAACCAAATAGGCATATTATAAACAGTACCAAAATCATAGCCCCCATTTCCATGAAAAACTATGTTATGTATTTGAGTAAATAAATTTTTCCTATACTCTGCAGCGTTACTCAGAGTCAGGCCAAAAAAGTGTGAGTCCAATTGGAATTGAGACCCTTTTACCTGTTCCTTGGGGAAAAAAAGTCAGATCTAAGTCTGGGTTGATTGTTTTTATATGTTCTCTTAATGCTCGAGCATCTCGAGCTAATAAATAATTATCTACAAAATCACGTATTGCTTTTTGAGATGAATCTCCTGCTACACTAGTAATTTGATGTTTTAATCTAGTAGAAATAGTAGCATCAGAATCTTTTTTTATCTTTTTTAAACTATCTACTTCTTCATTTATTTTCATTTCATCTCCATGAGTTAATAACTTAAAAGTAATTTCTGTTTTTGAATTTGGGAATGTAAAATTAAATTTATTTTCTCTATTCCATGATTTTTCATCTACTTTAACGTTTTCTAATTCAGCTAAATTAATAGTATTTTCTTCTCCATTATACTGAAATCTATAATCTGGACCATATCCTAATACTCTTGCTGCTATCATTACTGCATTTTTATCTCCTATCAGTAAATCATCATAATTAATTTTACTTACAATAAGTGATTCAAATAGTTTATCTAATACAATACCTTGTTGAATATACGCTATATTAGATAATATATCTTCTTCTTTAGCCGTCATGTATTTGATTTCAATTTTTCCGTCAGATAAAGGACTATTTTCTGGATAGAGTAAACCTTTAGATGGTAAATCTATAACTTCTGTTGGTAACTTAAATTCTGCCATAATTTATTTTAAATAACTGTAATTGTTTATTATACATATCAATATAAAAAAGAGACTTGACAAAGCCAAGCCTCTTTTCAGGAAATATTCAGGAATAAATATTTTTAGAAATTCAACACGCAATAATCTGGTTGAACTGTTATTTCTATATTTTGGGCAGCACTTTCTTCATCCCAGCTATAATCTCCAAAGTTTGCAGATGTAATAAAAGCTCCCTTCATAATCCATTCAGAAACTATATCACCTACAGGTCCTAAGACGTTTAGTGTTAAATCTTTTTTATAAAAATCAGAATAACCATCTCTACCTGTTACTGATTCGTGGTGTAATCTTACCCACTCCATTACTGCTTGTGCACCAGAAGGTGTAATTGGGTCAAATAATGTCATATTGATTGGATCCCAGGTTGTTTTACCTTTTACATATCTTTGAACGTTTATGTGGTTTAATGGAATTGATGCTTGTTGAACAGTAACTCCACCTACCATTTTAATTTGGTAAGAAGGTATACCATCTACTAGCATTATAAACCTATTCTTTTGTTTAGGTTCAAAAGCGGTAAAAAATATCTCGTTTGCTTGTAATACTGCCATTTTATTTTATTTATTTTTCTTTATTATAAATATTCTATTTCTAAGTTTTTATGCTGGGAATGTTGCTCCTGTTGGAAGAACATTGAAATCCAGTATAATAAATTCAGCTGTTTTAGTAGGTTGTAAATATATTTGACCTACCATTTCATTTCTATCAACAACATCTGGTGTGTTATTGCTATCATCCATTACAACTTTAAACGCGAATAATCCTTGTCTTTGTTGTACTGATTCTAGGTAAGGGTTAACTTGGCTTAAGAAATTATTTCTAGTGATAATTGTATTTTGATCAAATACTAATGTATCAGCAACTTGTCCTATAAAGTTCTTAAGAGCAATTAACAATCTTCTTACATTTACTCTATCTAAAGCACTTGCTTTTTTCTGTAATGTTTTCTGACCAAATACTACAACACCCTGTCCTGGGAATGTAGCTATTGGGTTTACATTTGCTTCATATAATGTATCTCTATTACCTACAGTTAATCTTCTTTCTGCGTTTACTACAGATAATCCACCTCTAGTTATACCTGCTGGTGCGAACCATGGATCTGAAGTTGAATCTGTAAATGCATAAACACCTGGTATTACTGTTGATGCTGGAACATATACTAGTTCTGATGTGTTTGCATCAACTACTCTAACCCAAGGCCAATATGTAGCTGCATAACTAGAATCAAATCCAGCTGCTTGAACTGTTACAGTGTTAATTGCTGTGTTATAATTTACTAAATCAACAATTGCCATTGCATCTCCTCTAGATACACAATTATTAACTAAAGTTGTTATTTGGCTACCTTGAGCAGCATTTGCTTTAATTAATCCAGGTACTGATATTACATTATATCTATAATCATCTTGATTTGCCATTAATGCTATAGCTTGATCATAATTAGCACCTACTAATCCTTGTGAATCTTTATTATCTATATTTTCGTAGAATTTCATTCCTTCTGGTCTTCCAAGAGGAATCATACTTCCAATAGCTCCATTCATTGATCCTGATTGTGGTGCTGCTGGTAAACTACCTGTAAATGTTGATTTTGCATTACCATCATTATCAAAATAATCTGGAGTTGGTTCTACTGATTTTACTCTTACATATGGTTGTGTAAGTGGATAATTTCCAGTTTCTTTAACATAAGTATCTCCACCATCAGTTACTACTGATTTATCCATATCACCTACTAATTTGGAAATATAATTTGGTGAATTTGGATCTAATGATACATTATTTAATGTAAATACTGGTTCTCTTTGAGTTGCATTATCATTACCTTTTCTAATTACTAATGAAAATGTACCTGATGCTGTATTTACTGTTGGAATTTCCCATCTAAGATTATCGACAGTACCATCCTGTAAAGCTCCATTTCCAATTTCTGTAACTCCAGTATTCATTATTGTACCTTCTGCTATTGTTTCTAATTGGAAAGGTCCAAAATTATCAGCGCCAAAATCTGGTCCTCCTGAATCTGTTGATCCTGTAGTTATTAATGAACTTGATGCAGGTCCAAATGATTGACTAACAACTCTAGTAACCCAAACTGAGTCACCACCTTGTTGGAAGTAATTTGATACTGCTATATTTGTTAAGAATGAATACGGTCTAGAACTACTTATAATTGTAGTTCCAAAAGTAGTAGTAAAATCACTATAAGAAGTGATTAATTGTGGAATTTCTACAGGTCCCTTCGCCGTAG